ATCCCCGACCCAGCCGACCAGCTACGCGGCTCCAATGACCCAGACGGCGGCCCAAGCTCCGGCGGTGGCGACCAACTCTCAATGGGTGGCGCCTTACCAGCAGATGGTGGCCCCCGCCCCGCAAACCCAGGCCCAGATGGGGGTCCCCAGCTACCCATCAGCCCCTACAGCGTTTTACCCCCAAGCACCCCAGGCAGCCCCACAAGCGGCACCTCAGGCGGAGAATCCTTACAAGGAGGCGTTCAATCGGGTGGTGGGGCTCCTGAGTTCGCCCGTCCAATTCCCCTTCCAGGGTCAACAGTCGGCAGTGACTCAACCGGTAAACCCGGCCAGTTACGCTTCCCAACAGGCTCCCCAGTACAACAACGCGGGGATGCCGACCTCTATGCCTGGGACCAGCAACAACCAGGCTTACTCCAACGCTTATTCCCAACCTTCACAGGAAATCAGCCAGGACCAGCTTCTGGCAAACGGAGTAAGCCCGCAAAGTCTTGAGGTTATTAATTATTTTGGCGCGGACGTTCCCGCCATCCTTAATAACTATGCTTGCCAGCTGGAAGATGCGCTGATTCAAACCAATCAGCAACTCATGGAATCTGTGGGTCTTCTTCAGGAGCTTTCGAATGAGCACCGTGCTTATGAGACCATCCTGACCGATCCCGATGTCCTTGCCGATTATACCTGTGAGTTCTTCGGTGAGAATGGCCCCTATCCGATTCCCGATTCGGAAATTGGTTATGCCCCCGCTCAACAAGGTCAAGCTGTTGGTCAACAGTACCAGCGTCCGGCCGCTCCTCAGCGCCCTGAGATGCCTGTTCCTCCTCAACCTCAAGCGCAAGGCAATCCCATGGATTTCTGGAATAGCTTCGGCTCTCTGGCTGATCGGGATCCTTCGAATGCTTGGCGCTATCTGAATGCTGCTCAGTCCAATCCCGAAGTCTTCCGCCAGAAGCTTCTGGTGATGGAGTGATTATCGGTATTCTGAATAAACGCCATTTATCAGAAAAATAAGTAAATGTAAAATAAGGGGTAGCAACAGCTGCCCCTTTTATTTGTAATATTTATGACTGCTAAAAAGGAGAGCGCTGGTAAACGAACTGAGCAGTTTTTGGCGAAGATTGGTACCGCTGGCGGCCCAATTGGCTCTCCATTTCTTTTTAGTTTTGGTGCCGGTAATCTAATGCAACAAGTGCAAGCCGGTATGGTCGACGAGTATGCACCAATTAGAGCGCGTGGTGTCGCCCCTAAAATTGGGAATCCTAATGCTCCGCAGCCCCCGATGCCTAGCGACTTGGATGCGGCTTATTTAAAGTTAAATCTCCCTGGGTCCCCGCTTCCAAGAAACGGCCTCATGGCTGCTCAATTTATTGATTCAGCTGAATATACGCAAGATGCAATTGTTGCCAATGAGCAGCGTATGTTTAGTCAATTCATGCCGATGACTGGACAACTCCCGATGGGCATTCAACCCCCTATGCCTCAAAAGAAAGGTGGCCGCTGATGGACAAATCTAAAGCTAAAAAAGCTGTCAAAAAATCTGAATCTCGGAAACAAATGGCAGAAGCTGCCAACATGATGGCAACTATGCAAGCAGCTGCAGCCGGGGCTGGCATCGATCCTGAAATTCAATCCCCACAGATTGATATGCAACCACCGACTGTCAATCCATATCACGCAATGGGTTCGATGGCTCCGATGATGTATGCCCCAGGGAACATGCTGCCAGGATACAATTTTCCCGTGATGGTAAATCCGGAAGCTTGATTTCAAGAGTTATTAATCCGGATTGATAAATTGTTGCTATAATTTTTGTAATGGGACGGAAGTTCCAGGCCGGTAATGGCACGAACCTTGAAAATTGAATAAATTTTCCAGATTTTTTGGTCCATTACTACCATGGGTCTTCTAGATCCTGGTATCAGCTAAAAACTACGCTGTAATACCAACATGTTTATCGATAGCTAACTCAGATCCTGATAGGTTTTTCCTTTTAAGATTTGATAAACGGCTAAGTGATTACAATTGAAGTGATCCGCAATTTTTCGATAAGAAAACCCTTCGGCTCTCATCTGCTTCATTTGATTCACATCACTTTCTGAAAATTTTCTTAAAGTTTTTTTAGCCTTCCCTTTACTGGCGTAACCATTTTTAGAGTAACATCCAGCTTTTAACGCCCTGTTGTAGTTTTCTCTTTTTGTAACGACCTCAAGATTTTCAAGAGAATTATTTCTTTTGTTACCATCTTTGTGATCAACCTGAAAAGAATTGCTTCGGACTCCGTGACGAGTTAGATCTAAATTTAAAAAAGTTACTGCCATAAGAACATGTATGTGATAGCGTTTCTTCTCCTTCTCTTGGGAAATAGAAATTCTGTTGTACGTGCTCGTAGAACTAATGCTCAATTCAACAAAACCATTATCGGTTTTTTGATACGGCGTTCCGGTTTCATCTAAGTAAAGGTTTTCGAATCCAGGGACTAGTCTTGGCTCCATGTTGTATAAAAACAACTTGATTCCAAGTTAGCATGCCTTAACTGAGTAGTCAATGTTGTCGCCTAATCAGGTAACTGATTAGTGAACACCGGGTGAATTCAGGGAAGCCCTAACGTAAAGACGAGGGTAATCCTGAGCCAAGCCAACTAAGTTCGTAGTTGGAAGGTGCAGAGACTAGGCGGTGGATGACGCTTCATCCGTAATACGTCGTTAGCGCCCGGCACCCTACCAAGGGTGAAGAGATAGTCCACCCCTTCAAGAAATTGAAGATCAGGAGAACGACTTTCCCAAGCTGCTGGGCGCGGAGCTGTACCGTCCCCACCCAGCTTACATTGTGGAGATGGCAGCTGAGCCTGTCGTCGTCCATGATTTCACCAAACAGCCCGGTCAAACCGTTCAGTTAGACCGGTATCGTTTTTGGGGCAACCCTGGTACCAAGACTCAGCGTGAGCGCACCCAAGACCAAACGATTGGTACGGCCAACAGCCGCTCCATCGTTAAGGACAAGGTGCTTGTGTCTCTGCGTGAGTACACTGGCCCTGCTGACCCGAACAACGCCAACCTCCCGAGCACCTTTAAGATTGCTCGTGAGACCCTGATGACCGCTCAGCGCCTTCTGCTGGACACCGGGAACCTTAACATGTTCCACCAGTCCATCGGTTCGCTGACCCTGCTCGATGACTATCGTCGTTGGCGCGATCGCGTCTTCCTCGACGAGTTTTCGAAATCTGAAGCTCGCGGCGCGGCTTCGGATACCCAAGGCGGTTACTATTACCCCAACGGCAAAGTTAAGACTGGTTCGACCACTCTGACTGCCTATACCGCTACTGAGTACGCTTCCGAGCGTTACAAGTTTAACGTCAAGACCGACCTGCTGGAAGTTGTCAAGCAACTCCGCAAGCGGAACACCCCCGTGTTTGCTGACGGTTACTACCGTTGTATCGCTGACCCCTCCTTCATGAAGGATCTGCGTGCTGACCAGGGCTTCCGTGAAGTGGCTCGTTATCCTGGCATGGGCCAACCCAATCCTCTGATGGGTTCCATGGCTCCTAACGCTGCTATCTATGGTGGTGGTCAGTATGGCCAGGCTCAGTTTGTGGCTGGCGAACCGGTTATGCCTTCTGGCTTCGTGTTTGAAGGTGTTCGTTTCTTCGAGTCCACTAACTTTGCTGAAAAGTCCATCACTGTTGACATTGGCGACGGTGCTGGTGCTATCTCTCACACCACTCCTCCCGCTCTGTTCTTCGGCCCTCAAGCCGTTGGCGTGGGTATCGGCGGTCCTAACGCTCAGGTTCTGATCAATAACAACGACGACTTCAGCCGCTTCATCATCCTGATTTGGCAGCTGTACGCCGGTTTCGCGAACCTGAACAAGGACTTCGTGACTGCCGCCTTCACCATCGTTTGAGGATAGGAGGTAACTAACAATGGCTGCTTACAAAGAAGAAGCCGGTGCTATTCTCCAGCCCGGTAATCAAATCAACCGCCTGTCTTCGTATAACACCGAGGGTGTGTACGGCTGGCCCGGTGTTGAAGCGTTCGAACTGATCGGTTATGCCAAGGTTGATAACCTGGCTGCCGATAAAGCTTCTTACAAGAGCTTCGACATCATCGTTCCTTCGCCTGATCGTCGTCCTGACGACCGTGTCCGTGACAACCGCACCTCGCTGGTTGTTCAAGCTAGCTCGGCTCGCCCTGCCTATGTGTATGGCGCTTCGATCGCTATTGCGCAGGACTACCCCGCTGGTGGTCTGGCTGGCTTCCCCGCTTCGCCTGTGACTGCTGATATCGGTGGTACCTCCACCGAAGGTCTGCTCCTCGGCCCCAACAACGCTGGCGCTCCTTTCGGCGTGCCTTCGACCCAAGCCAATGGTCTTGCTGCTGCAAGCTCCATTATCAGTGCTACCAGCTCCCTGTTTGCTCAAGGCCTGACTGATACCACTGTGGCTGACCTGCCGTTCTGGACCGCCGTTACCACCGCTGGTATCGACGATCAGGATGCTGCCAACTCGATGTTCTACAAAGTTACGTCGGATACCACCTTTAAGGTGTTCAACGTTAACGCTGTGACTTCGACCACCGTTGACGGTGATGGCGTGTTCATCAGCTCGGCCGACAAAGATGCTGGTAAGGCCGGTTACATCCTGTGCCGCGTCAACTACCTGCGTCCTGCTCTGGGCGTGTCCTGGAATGACATCCAAGGTTTCATCGACTTCGCTTCGCAAGTCGGCGGTACCGACAGCTGATCCTTCAGCTGATAAAATTAGCGGGTTCTTCGGGGCCCGCTTTTTTGTGCCTATTGAAGAGTAAAGTTAACTTTGTTAAGCTAAGCAGAGACTAAAACTGCTTTTATGCTGTATCAATACAAAATGACTGGTGGCCTTGTTGAGGTCGTCTCTAAGCATGGAGATGGCATCTTGATGTGCCTCGATTCCCAAGACGAGGTTTTGTACATCGAGGAGAGTGAGCTCACTCCTCACCTTGAAGCCACAAACGAAAAAATTCGTACTGAAGAACGTCTTACGGCAGTTCTTGAAGCAGAGGGGGTCAAGCCTGCCAAGCCGACCACGAAAGAAACATTTCCTCTGGATGTTCGGATTAACATCAACACTGCCAGCGCCAGGCAAATTGCAGATTCTCTCCCTGGAGTCGGATTGAAGACAGCCCGTGACATCAAGGATTTGCAGACATCCATGCCAGGGGAAAAATTCCTTAAGCTGGAGCAATTAAAGTCAATTAAGCGTGTGGATTGGGACGAAATTTTCAAAGAAAATTTAGTACGGGTTGAGTGATAATTAGCGCGTGCTAGTGTGTTAATGGGTATATCTAAAGGATGTGCCCATTACGCATTTCTTTCGTGTAATGCAACTCGACACTTTTCTCAAATCTAAAGTTCGCTGGCACCTGGGATATAACCTGACATCGGTCCCTGCTGGTGATCAAGCACGACTTGAGGAAGCTGTCAACAATATCCAAGATTCGTTCTGGTATAGCAAGATTGTCGAACAGATCAGTCGGTGCGATGAAGCTGAAAAACGCACTGACATGACTGGCAGCGTGAACAATAATACCGTCCCCCGTAATCGTATTGAGAGTATCGCAGGTGATGTTGATCGAACGATTGCAACCTCTGACTTTAGAGACACGCTGAAAACCTGGACGGCAATCTATTTATACGAGACGGATCGACTCGCTCTCCATCTCTATGTTCCGAATTACCGAAACCCCGAGCAAGCTCGATACCGATTCAACCGGGAAGGTGCTGAATTTATTCAAGCGCTTCCTGGTCCTGCCGACACTGCTGTGGGGACTAGGATCATGTTTGCTACCAACTTCCGTTGAAGCCATGAGTCAGTTAAGCCCCCAACAAATTGCTTCATTGCTTCAGCAACAAGGTGTTGCTAAAGAAAAAATTCCTACGATGACTGCCATTGCTTTGGCAGAATCTAGCGGACGCCCCCAGGCTTTTAATCCACAAGGTTTAGACAAATCTTATGGATTATTTCAGGTGAACATGTACGGGGGCTTAGGTCCTGCCCGTATGAAACAATTTGGATTAAAAAATGAAAAAGAGTTATTTGATCCAACAACAAATGTTAAAGCAGCAAAACAGATTTTAGGTAGCCAAGGATTAGGTGCTTGGTCTGTTTATAAAAGTGGTAAATATAAAGAGTTTTTGCCGCAGGCTCAACAAGCTGCTCAAGGATTGGGTCAGCCGTCTCCCGAACAAAAACCACAACAAATCTCTGCCGCGCCAAAAGGAAACACGTACATTATTTACGGTGACGGGGAAACCGAAGATCCAGCATTAAATTTTTTACGTGGTTACAAAGATAAAGTTCAACCACAGTTCCAAGGGATTGATCCGGTGGCGCTGTTAACGAAAGCTTTTTCTCAAACACCGAATTATTTAGGTGATCAAGCATAAATGGCAGCCACAACAACAACTAGCGTCGGTCAAGTAATCTCTCCGTCAGAGGACATTTATCCAACTACTGGAGCACATCTTGATGTACGAGTCTTAAAAGACGGAAAATACATCGATCCTGGTACGATCCGTTCTTTGCTAACTCGCTTAAAAGTTGGTAAAGAACAAAAACCACTGTGGCAACAAGTTGGACAGGAGTGGAAGCCTAGCTACGCTGTTACATCTGGATATGGGAAACGGGATGCTCCTACGAAAGGCGCGTCCACATTCCATCTTGGACAGGATTATGGGATAGGAGCTG